CCCACCAAGTACCTTGTAAATTTGCAGGAAAAGCAGCAAGATAAACTAATTGTCTTTCAGCTTCATCATTCCAAACAGCATAAGAGCCATTGGCAATACTCATAGCTATATCATTGGTTGTTCCATAAGCCGAACCTGAAGCATTATAAGCAGTTATTTTTACTTCAAAAGTTAATGTTCTTTGAGCAGCAGTAAGTGTCATAAATGCTAGTGTTCCATAATCTTCCACATTCGCATATTGAGTTGTCGGTGCATTTGTAAGGTATCTTCGTGTTGCGTTACCAGGAAAAAAGTCACTAGGACTATAACCAAAGTTCCCTGAGCTATGAACCGAAATAATATCTGTATATTTAACATATCCATTCCAAAATTTATAAGGCGAAGTGTTTTGTGCGCCTGTTGTTATAAGCTGTCCAAAAGTAGAAGAACCTGAAACCTGGTCTAAATACTCTACTTTAAATTGAATAATCAAATGTCTTAAAATATCTGTGCTTTTAGAAAAGGCGTCAATAAGATGCACAGGTAAATCAACAGAAGGAGTTGCACCATTAAATAAGGCATTTGAAGAAGCTGTGTGATCTGCTTTAACATAGTTTTCTAATACATTTCTTAAATTAAATATTCCAACTCCTGCATTATTAGGTGTTGTTTTAAAAGTTCCAATAATATCATTGACAGAAGATGGGTTTGGTTGTGTGGCTGCTATATGTACTTCAGCTATGAATTTTACTTTTATTTGATTTGCTACTGCATCATTATTAGATACCACGAATATCACATCTTGCCCTACAGGGAAAAATTGAAATGCTGGTGTTTGCTCTATTACACAATTTGCCATATTTTTTTATTTTACTGTTGCTATTGTTAATCCTATAAATCTATCTATTATATCTTCTTTTACTGCTCCTAATAAGTCTTGCCCAAACTGCTTCATTCCTAGCATTAAGGGTTTTTGAAAAAAACTAATACCCTGAATACCATCTCTTTTAATAGCCCTTCCTATAATAAAAGCTAAAGACAAATTGCTTATAAATCTACCTGACTTTTTATCTCTACCTTTAATGCCTTTTTTACTTATCCATTTAGCTAGTATTCCTGGAGGTGGTTGTTTTGTTGTATAACTATAAGGGCTTGAAACTGTTTTGTTTTTATAGTCTTTATATTTTCTTTTTGTTTTTGTGCCTGAAACTCCTTTATCTACAAAAGTACCATAACTATCCATATAGAATTGTACTGTAAACCCATCAGAATATGGAACCACTTTAAAACTAATAGATTTTTCTAAATTAGTACCACCGCCTTTAGTTTTTTGCAAATTACCTTTTGCCCTATTTACAACCTGCTTACCAAAGCTGTTTAAATACCTTTCTATATTTTCAGTTTTCATTATACACTAGCTACAAATATTTCAACATCTACATTAGCAGTAGCTCTTGGTCTTACCTGAATGCTTGTTATATCTTCTAGCGTAGGAAAAGCAGGGGTTGTCGTATCATCTTCACCTATTGCTGCTGTATCTGCTTGACATAACAAATGAGATGTTCCTGCTGTCATAACTACTGTGTATAAAGTGTTTTCAGTTACTACTGCTAAGTCTATTACTCCATCTGCTGTATCAATATTAGTTACCCTAATATACTTACAGTTCTCTAAGTCTAAAGCACCAGCACTACCATATACATTACTGTTGAATGTTGCTATTGTAGTTGTATTAGAATGAGGACAAGTTACTACCCTTTCAAATGTATCTTCAATACCTGTTACTGTTAAATTATTTGATGAACCTCTAAGTGAGCCATTGATTGTTACACTCTCGGAAATTGTTACTACTAAATCTGCCATTTTTATTTATTTTTTATTAATTCTAATATTTTATTTATTTTATCTTTAATCTCATTCATATTATCAGCGTTCCTTTCGTGGTGCTTTTCAAAAGTGCTTTTCACCTCTCTAACACTAAAAAAAAAGAATTGATACAAAGCATAAAAGCAACCCACTAGCAAAACTAAGGTTACTCCATATCTTTCTATTAATTCAAATATCTCCATTACAATTTAATCTTTATTGTTGGTGGTATTATTTTTATTTCTACTTTGCCTATCTTTATCTTATTTAATCTATTTAATAGTTTCAACATTAGTACCCAGCTCCTGCATTAGTTACAGGAATTGTACAAGTATCAAAATTATTCTGTGTTCTTATTCCTATTGTAAATGTCCACCCACAAAGTAAGTTATCAAATCTTTCTTGGAATGGCTCTATTGTAAACTGATCTTGTGTAAAATACAACGGTGCATTTATATCATTATCACCTGCTAATGATTGTCTTGAACTGTGCCTAAGCATACCAATAAAGTCAGTACATATTTCTAATGTCTGATTCCATACCTGTTGTTCGTTGTTTTTAGGATCAATTAGCTTAGTTAATTGTTCTGCTTGATGCGTTTGCCAATCAGCCTTTTCACTTACAAGATCACAAATAAATATTTGAAAGTTATAAACAAGTTCTGCATCACCTGTTGTAACTGATGTTGGGTTAATATGCAGCAAAGGCATTTTCTCCATCTTCTCTAAGTTAATATCAAATATATCCCCAACAGATACTGTGCTTATTTGACTGTGGTATTCTCCTAATCTACATAAGGTGTCAATTACATTGTTGTATGTCTTATTGGTTACTGCCATATTTTACTTTATTTTGTGTCTGTAAATCTGTTTCATAACTTAACCAAGTAAATGCTTCTAAAAGGTTAAGTCTTGTTATCTTTTCTAATTTTGAAATATCAGCATTACATAATCTGTACATCACTCCGAAATATCCCCACTTTTCTGCGAAGGATTCTGTTGCGATTGCATCTTCATTTCCTTCAGCCGCTCCATCAAAAATGATGGCAAAGTCATTAACAATACGCTCCCTAAATGCCAAAAAAAAACCAGCGCACTTTGCACTTGTTCTGCTGACATCTTCTTCATCTGTTCCGCCCTTATGGCTATATTACCATCATAAGCTCCTATGGTATAAATCCCACTATCTGTTTCTTCTGTGATAGGTCTATAAAGTATTGCCATCACTTCTGGTAGATTCTTTTCAATATCTTGCTTTATAAATGTTTCCAAATCTGCCCACTCTCCAAGAGTTATAGAATCCAAATCAGGGTGGAATCCGTACCTTTTGCCATCTATTTCAATTATCCTTTTTAAAGAACTATCTTGCTTCTGTTGAAACTCAGACAGCTTACTCATTATAGCCACAACATCTTTTAATTCCAACTGTTTTATCAGTTGTTTTGGAATTGTAGATAAGGCTGCTATTGTTTCTACTGCTTCCTTTGTCTTTGTTTCATTTTTAAAATCAATTAACTTTAACCACTTTTCTAATGTTACATCTTCCCAACTGCTAATTAATTTAAAAGTTTTTGTTTTTTTACCTTCCTGCTTAATTTTAACCTTCATATATTTATATAATAGAAAAGTTGTATATTTAGTTTATTAGTGTATATTTGCCACCTGATTGATTCATTTTAGTTAAACCCCTCACCGTTTCTATTCTCCTTGTCGTGATACTTTAGGTGGGGGGTTTTTTATTGCACAAAATATCTTCCTGCATTTGGATTGTCTAAATGATATATAATATTGTAACGGATCCCATCAATAGCGTGGTTGTAACTATCTACATATAATTTACTACCTTTGTCTGCATAAACATAATTGTTTAATTCTTTAGCTATATTAGTTGATTCAGGAGTTACTACTAAATGATAATCTTGCATTCTTGTTACACCACTTTCAATAGTTCCTTTTTTTACAGGTTTTATGTTTACTCCTAAATGCTTTAAGTCTGCAATAAGTCTTGGTTCTGCACTATCAGCTATAACAAGTTTATCTCCAATTTTGTCTAATACAATTTGAGCCAACTCTTGACTTTTTAACCCATTACGATATATGTGTTCTTTTAAATATATCCTTTGTTTCTTTTTGTCTATCGCAACTTCTATTAAGCTATCAGGATCAATACTAAAACCAAAGTCCATTCCGCAGGAAGTTTGCAGCCCATCAGGATTAAACTCACCAAAACTCCAATTGTCAAATACTACACCTTCTGCTTTATCAAGCCACCCCCCAAGTATTTTATGTTGATACTTTTTAAAATTAATATGTTTTATACTGTTAATGCGCTCTAGGAAGCTCTTAGAGAGGTTTTCTTTATTGTCTAGGTATGTACTATGGATATAACATATATTGTCTTTAACGCCATTAAAACCAGCATCTACGCCTTTGTCCTCAAAAAACCTTTTGTAGATCCAATGTTCTTTTGTTACAGGATTAAGAATTAGGATCACTCTATTTTGTATATCTTTTTCTCTTATACTTAAATCAATAGTATCAAATATATCTTCTTCAATTAATTCCTCTGCTTCATCTAACACCCAACAACTTATTCCTTGTAGTGATTTTAATCGTGCTGTTTGATTTCCTGATGATGTCTTGATCCCCCTAAATAGTATGTCGGAATTATTGCTTAAATTTAATACTTCAGCTTTATTAATACTAAAAACATTTTCAAACCCTAATAAACTTATCTTTTCTAAGAACTCTGGAATGATTGACAAGTGAGCTGACACCATTGTGAATCTTGTAAAAAGAATCCTAATACCTTGTGTCATTGTAAGTAAAGTAAGAAACACTGTTACAGCAAATGATTTCCCTGAACCTCTACCTCCTGTTATTATAAAATAACGAGCATCGGATTCAAATAGAGGATTGTATTTTTTATTCAGTATCAGTTTCTACAAATGTTATAACAGGCATATTGATAGGTTTATTGCCTGAGGTTATATCTATATTGTTAGTTTCATTCCAACCTAATTTAGTTTTGGCTGCGTGTATTACAACTGATGGCACCTTATCTTTTACGCATTCGTAGTATTTTGACTTCACGAAATCCTTAGATATGTTTTCAATTTCAATTACTTTATTTGCAAACTCATCATCTTCTTTAAGCCATTTATAATAATTAGTCCTTGATAATTCGGTAGCTTTTAATGCTGTTGTCACTACACCTAAACTTTTCTCTAGTGCTTCTAGTATTCTTTTTTTTGCTATTTGTGTTCTATTTTGTTCCATTTATGTATGTTTTTAAGTCGTTTTTTATCTCCCATTTTAATATTTTTTTTGTGTCATTTGGTATTGTAACAGCCTTATATCTCTCTCCTTTTCTTTCAGGAATAAATTCAATATTATCTGTAAACATTTTAGCAACATCTATTATCTTGTAATCTTTATCAGCACTTAAATACCATTCTTTATTATGATCCTGCTTTCTTATTTTATTTAAGGCGTTAACAATATCATCAATGTGTGTAAATTGTCGGCTTTGTTTTCCATCCCCTACAACCGTTAATGCTTTTCCTTCTTTGTATTGTTTTTCAAATATCCCTATTACTGTTGCATAATCTCCTTCTGATATATGATTTTTTCCATATACATTATAAAAATAACAGATCTCATATTTTAATCCATACCATTCAGAATAGTTTTTAATTAATTCTACCATTTTAGCTTTTACCCAAGAATATGGGCTTAAGTTTTCATTACCACCAAATTTAGAGCTAGATGCTGAATATATCAATTTAGATCCCCACTTCTTGCATTGTTCAACTACCCTGCTTGTTCCCCAAGCGTTGCTAGTCATTAAATAATCTACATCTTTAAATGAAGGCACAACTCTTGAGTATTCTCCAAAATGATAAACTATGTCTTGTTTAGGTAGCTTGTTTATATCCCAACTACAATCCTGAACATACTCTACACCTTTAATGTGATTTGATTCCTGTCCTGTAAAGTAATTATCTAAAGAAGTTATTGTAGCATTAGTATGTTTTTTTAAATGTTTTATTAAATTACTTCCTACATATCCTGCACCACCTGTTACTAATATTTTCATTTGTTTTCTTTATAAAATTTCTTTAAAGTATTGTTTTTAATTTCCTTTACTTGTTTTAGTTTAAAATTATCTTTTTTGTTTTTTATTTTATCCCAATCAATATCTTTTCTTCTTACTAAACTATGTTTAAAGTGTTTTCTCCAATTCACATAGTGATGTGGTCTATTCCATACCATTCTAGTTTCTGCATATTGTGGCCATATTTCTTCAAGTGATCTAGCCTTTAAAACTTTTTTCTCATAAGCATTTCCTAAGTACAATTCATCTTGGTTTCCACCTTTCATTTTAGCAACTGTACTAGTTTTATCTACACAAAATGCATTAAATAAAAGGGTGCATAGTTTATTGTCTAAAACTTGTAAGCATAAATCAACATCTTCATTGTATTTTAATCTCCATCTATAAGGCATATTGTTTTTCATTAACATAGCGCTATAAGCGTGTACATTAAGATAAAAAGGTTTGCTTGTATTAGGGGTTACAAATGTAGAATAGTTAAAACCTGTAATACCTACATTTTCGTATCTGTCAGTAAAATCCTCTAGGACTTTTATAGCTTTAAGACCATTACATAAAATTCTATTCCCTTTATGTGTTCTCCTAAAAGCTCTTATATTATCATCAAACACCCAGTGTCTTGTATAGCCATTTTTAATACTATCTTCCCAAGCAAAATTTCTAGCAGGATAGGATCCTACCCCTAAATTAGAGAATGGTAGTTTAGTAACATATTCTTCACCTAAAGCATTACAATAATTTTCATACTCCTGTGGTTCAACTAATATTTGAAAATCAATTCCGTTTTTTTTAAACATATTAGCTGTCAAAGGATTCTCCCACCTTCCTTTAGAAACTATATAAACAGGATATTTATTCATAAGATAATGAGTTCATATCTTTTCTTCCTTCGTAAGGGTAATGAGTTATCCAAGTATTAGTCATTTTCTTTGTAAATTGCAAGTTGTGTTGCTTAGTAAACTCCTCCCTGTCTTTTTCATTTTCAAAATGCACTATGATTTTTAAAGTATTTTCTGATGATTCAAATTCAGGCACTCCAATCCATTCAGAATTTTCATCTCCTCTATTTACTTTGTTTACAGTGTCATCATAATTTTGCCACACATCTAAACTCCAATCATTTAAGCTTTCACTATCCCACTCATTAGCCAACATAGTCCAATCCCATTCACCAAACGATACATTGTCTTTTACTACAAATTCATCTTTTTGCTCTTGTGTCCAACCTTCGGCTATATCTACCCAAACCTCTTTAAGCCCTGCATCTTTACTTGCTTTTAATCTCATATTGCCACCAAGGACCATCATATTTTCATCAACAACTATTGGTCTTTTTTCAAGCATTTCAGGAAACTCTTTAATAGACTTAACTAATTGTTTGAATTTATGATCCTTAATCAATCTAGGGTTTTTAGGATTTCCTTTGATTTTATAAATTTTTATTTGTTTTTTCATATTTATTTAAAATCTTCATTAATACCTCGTTCTCCACATAGCTTTTCTTTAGCACTATCCCACATATAATCTCCCTTCTTCTTTTTACTTAAAGATGCTTCTGTTCTTTTTATTTGTGGCATACCTTCTTCGGGTTCGCTATCCATCCATAAACCACAATCACAAAGAGCTTGTATAGTTCTCCAGCGACCATCTCTTAAAGCTAGGGTTTGTTTACCTATTTCTTCTTCGTTACCACATTTACATTTATATAGTGTCATTCTACTAACTGTCCTGTTTTCACTTCGTTATCTTTATATAATTTGTCAAGCTCAAAATGTAAATGGTTAATAGCTTTTTGAATATCTTGTTGTGCTGGGTTGCCTTCTTTTTTGCCAGCTCTTAAAAGATATGATACTGCTGTTCCACAATTATAACTTAAATCAAAGTCCTCTACAACACATCTTGCAGAATAACCATATTTTGTTCCTGTATAGTAATGTGGTTCAGGATTCTTTTTGTAATCTTCTTTCTTTGTCATTTTCTAAAATTTTAATTAGTCCTTCTTGTGTATTTAATTTCCTGGCTCTTGATCCCTTTCTGTATTCGTCAGGATTGAATATTAGTTTTACTTCTCTTACTAAATATCCTTCTTGGTCATACTTTACAATCCATCTGCTTGAATAATGATGTTTGTTTCTTTTTAAGTGTGTTAAGTAACTCATTCGCTGTATTTTTTATATAGTTTTTTTATTCCATCATAACAAGTAGATAAGCAAGAACCACAATTAGTGCCTGTTGAGTAATTTGTCATATAGATGGTGTTATAAGTTTCTATCATTCTTTTTTTTGCTTGTACATTTTTAGCTCTACCACTTTTTAAGTCTTTCCACATATCTAATATTTCATCTATTATTTCTTGTGGTAAATCATCAGGTGTTTCTATTTCGGTTGTTTTTTGCCACTTCTTTTGACTACAAGACATTGGTGCTAACCTTGCCTTGATTTTCATAAAACAACCACAATCTTTGCAAGTTCCTGTAGGCTTAAAATAATAAACACAAGACTTGCAAATAGCTATTCTATCTTCATAGACTTCGTTTGGTACAAAAAACTTATTCATTTAACTTGGAAAGATTACTACTAGATTTTCTTCTGACATTTTTTTTCTTTTTCTTTACACTATATTCCTTCTTCCAATCAGGGTGTCTAAACCCAAACTGCATATAAAAACTGTCGTGTGTTTTTGGGCTATACATCTTCATCTAATTCTTTTTTTAATATTGTTCTTACTTTGTCTATTGTTGTAAATAAGCTGTTTCTACTTATCTTAGTCTTGGCAGCTAATGAATCTAGCGTATTCCCTTCATAATAATAGAGCTTAAATAACTCCCTATCGTACCAAGAGTCTAGCTTATCCAACTGCTTATCTATTAATTCTAACTTATCTATTTTATAAGTATCTATTTCTTCATTAGGAATGTTTGATAGATTTTTATAGATATTAGTATTACATTCAAAATCAAGATTACTGCTAGATTGAGTGATATTACTATGAAAGCTATCAATATGTGTATAATACTTTTCATACTTATAGTAAAAATTACTTCTTTTACTTCTTAATGCCCTTCTTAAAGCTACTGCACCATATCTTGTGATTCCTTCTAAACCATCATTATCATAAATTTTTTTAATTGTTTCAGGGTTTGCTTGAAGGAGATATAACATTAATTCTTGTACTGCTTCATTTACTTTGTTTTCATCTGTTGTTAATCCATATGCCATTCTTCTAAATTTATCTGTTAGCTTAGATATTTCAATATAGATTTCAGTCATTAGTTGGCTTTAAATCATCTAACTTATCTACTGTTTCTTGTAGCATCTGATCCAACACAACTTTATAAGCTCTAACAACAGGAGCGTTTGTTTTTGTTTCTATCCCTGCAAAAAACCCTGCTGTTGCAACTGATAAATTTATAGGTATTATCATTATCCAATCGTAAAAGTTGTTTTCTCTTACACCACTACCATACCCATTTGAGTATTCTGTGATTAAGTCTAAAACCTCTAAGTAATTTTGGTATCGTGCTTGGGTTGTTACCTCTTGAGTGAATTGTTTGCACATTGTCATATACGATTCAATTATCAGCTTATGTTCTTGGCTTGAATAAATTGGAATGTGCATACGCCAAAGATAATAAAAAAGTTACTCTATTCCTTTTTCTATTTTTAAGTTTTTAACAGCGTCTTTGTAATAACTTATTTTATCTTCATAATCTACTCTTGAAAATTTAACTGTTGTTCTAGCTTTGTATTCTAATTCTAATGCAGTTCCATCTCCATATTTTGCATCAATCCATAAGGCGAATTTAAACTGCTCACCACCACGAAACATATTGCAGGCTACACATTGAGCATAACAGTTTTGTTCATCATAACGAGTTGCCATAAAGCGTCGGGATTGGAAATGACCATTTTGCATACCTGATTTGTAATAAGAAACCTTAGAGCAAGTTGCACAATGACACCAACCGTTTTCAGAATCCCTAAGCCTAATAAACAAACTAAACCATTTATCTAATTCTTTTTTTAGTTTACTTATTGTTTTCATATATTTTTAATCAAATCAGCAACTATTTTCCAATCATCAACAGTGCTATTGTTTTTGTTTTTGTATAATTCTCGTAATGAATTTAAAGCATTATCTATTCTATGTTGTTTTGTAGTTTTTGATTTTTTAATATTTATAGGCAGCCTATCTGTTAAATCCCACTCAATAACATTTCTACCTGTAATGCTGCATTTCTTTTCTCCTCTTTCATATATAACTCCTAGATCTCTTAACTCTGTGAATCTTGCTCTAGATTGACTTATTTGATTTTCCTTAGTTGTCATTGTAGCAAAAGCTTCTCCACTTGAGCAGGGTGCTTTTTTTAAAATAGCTTTGTAAACTTCTAACCTTTTTTTAGATAAAAGCCCTTCTTGTTTAATTTGAGTGTAGCAATCTATTGATGTTTGTCTTATTTTCATTTTAGTAATTTTATTGGCTCTTGATAATAAGGCACATTCTTTTCTCCTAAGGTTTCTGTCTGATAAGTTGCATCATCTATTACTTTTTTATGGGCATAAACCCATTTGTAAAAAGTTCTAATGTTTAAAAAAGGTTCATCTTTACCAAACCTAACTCCTTGATGAAAAGCATCTTGGACTTGATTAAATGTTAAATTCATAAAGCGTCTTTCAGTTATTAAGTCCTGTGCAAATATTTTACTTAAACTTGCCATACTTTTTGGATCACATTTATGCCCTATTTCTACTGCTGTCTTTGCCACTAGATCAAGCACCTTTTCTGTAAGTTCCTTTAGATTTTCTTCTTTTAATCTTTTCATAATAATTTTTTAGCTTCTTGCCAAGCACTAATCTGAGAATCTAACTTAGACATTGTTTTTACTTTATTCCAAGATTGATCATTTTTACACCATCTTGCTAACCTTCTTTTAATATCAAATGTTTTCTGTAATTCAAATTTCATTTTGGATCCTGATTTATTAGTTTCTGTCCAATAATCAGTAAATTCTTTTTTTAAATTAATATCATAATCTAATAAAGAAACATCATTTAAAAATTTTTGTTCTCTTATAATTATATTATTATCATTTATATTATTATTGTTTTTAGTATTATTCTTTAATGTTTTCTTTAATAGGGGTTTATCTTTTTCAACCACACCCCCTTTCAAAATTTTAATATACCTATGTTCAATTTCTTTAGTACCTTCTTTATATGTATATCTTATTTTTATATAACCATTTTTAACTAATTCACTTATCCATCCTGATATTGTACCCTTGCTTTTATTATATAAATTTGAAAAATATTTATTTGTTGCAAAACATTCTCCTGTTGCATTACATAAAGCTGTGATCTCTGCATATAACAGTTTTGTATTAGGGCGAAGGTTATCATCATATCTTACTTCTGCCGATAATATAGCGTAATAGTTTGGTCGTTCCATTAAATAATTTTAATTGAATAATGATAGTTCACAAGGGCTAATTTAACATTTTCTAACTGATTAGAGAAATCAAAGTAAGAAGTTTTAATAATACAGACTACCCCCCCACTTTTAACTTCTAACAAAACATCAGATTTCATTGTTTCAACAATTCCATTTTGTAATAAATAGCTTTTCATTAAATCGGAATCAGTAAATATTTTTTTTGAATCATCAAGATCTCTATAGGCTTTGTATATCTTTTCAAATGCTTGTCTATAAATAATACAATGTTTGAAATTCTTTTTATGGTGAGATTCATAATGATATGTAATACACCTACCTCTGTTTAAAACCTTAGCAACAATATTTCTAGGTATATCTTCCTCAGTTAGCCCTATATAACCTGCAATAGATCTAGCAGATTGCAATTTCCTTTCTCTACTCTTTAATGCAAGAGAACCATCAGGCAACCCCATTACTCTTGTAGTGAGGTTGCAGATGGATTTAAAATTTATTTCTTCAGTCATAATTAAAATGGCATATCGTTATCATTAGTAGTAACAAAATGGTCTTGCATATCCATTTCTTTTCTACCTTTTATCTCATTTTCTACTTCCTTAGCAAATTCTGAACTGTCATTTTGATTAACAAACCACCAGCCATCTATTTGGTTATAGTATTTCCCATTGTATTCTCTTGAATAAACATTTACGCTAATAGTAACCATATCGCCTTCATTAAGTTTGTTCATTTGCTTTACCTTATCTCCTATACACTTAACAGCCACTATATTGTTGAATTTAGCATCTGTTTCTACTAGACAGGTTTGGTTTTCCCAAGCATTCCCTGCTTTACTTGTTCCTGATTCTGCTTGTAACTTCTTAATTAGTTTTCCTTTTACTTCCATTTTTTTTATTTATTTTGATTATTACTCTTTTTAAAATCTTCTGATTCATCTTCCCCAAATACTCCAAGTTCATAAAAACCTGTTAATTTGAGAACTGCCCTACTCATTGCTCGTTTCTCTGCCATTTCCATTACATACCAAGTGTTGCAGTTGCCGTCCTTAAATCCACCCTTTAAAGCAGATCCAAATGTTTGTATTGATGTTTCACCTTTTAATGCATTTGCTTTTACTACACAAAAATCTCTTTCGCAATTTATAACCTCATAGTCAATAGTAATGTTTTCTATTGCTTGGATCTTGTCAATCCCTGACCTTGTAATGATTAGATAGTGTTGGTGCTTAAAAATATCTTCCTTTTCTAATCCGTAATGAAGATACTTTTCCTTAATCTTTTCTGTGTTCATTTTAGTTCGCCTATATTAGTGGCTAGGACTTTTGCCTGTTTATAATTGTGTTAAAAATAATAAATTTATTTTAAAAATTCTGAATTATGAAACTTTTATTTCCTAATTCTATCACTTGTGTGTGATCTCTTATTTCATCAAGATCAGGATAATCCTCTTTATCATAATTTAGATGAAAGTCGTCAAGATCTAAATATTCTGTATAGTCACAGCATAAAGCTATTCCATCAAATTCTATGCTTTCTCCTGTGTCGTTCTCATATTCTTCAAGGTAATCAAATAAACCTTGTAATCCTACTCTGCTAAATTTATGTGGTCTGTACTGTTGAAACCAACTACTGAACTGATGAAAATCTATTGTTTGTTTCATTTTGTTTTTATGTGTTTGATTAATTGCTCTTTTATATATTCTACCTGATCTTTGTCTATCCAATTCAAGAAGTCGTATGCATCAAAACAAACTTGGAAGTCATTTCCAAATTCATCTGTTCCCCTTAAATACAACTCTCCTTCACAACATTGGAAAGTATTGATATTATTCATAGCTTTGTGTATTAAATCTGTTTTCATAATTATTATTTAAGTTAATATATTTTTCTAGTATTTTTACTGCTATATCAAATGATAAGTTATTTATTTCATCATCATTCATATTCATATTGTTATTCCATACTTCCTCTCCAATAAGTTCTTCTTTGATTATTTCTGCTAATTCTTTTTTTGTCATATCGTTGTAATTAATGCTTTATTATTATTCTGTTTATCGTATAATTCTTTATACATCTTTAAATTTCTTGCAATTCTTATATTTTCTTTTTCATTATAAAAAAAAGAACCTTCTTCTTCTACTTCATAGTCGTAAGATTCATCAAGATTAAGTCCTGTCATCTTAATATAAGTGTCAAGAGCTTCTTCAATCTGTTCTTTAGTTCCAAAGATTCTAATGCTTGGCTCAACTTTTTTTAAGTCAGAAAACCAGCCATCTTTAGATAGATTGGAAATTGTTTTATATACTCCATTATTATAAAAGTAAAAAGATTCACAAAATAGCTGATTCTCCATATACTCCAAAGCTAATCTTTCTTGTTCAATTTTTTCTTTTAACTCCATACTGTATTATCTTTAAAATTATAGTATTCAGTTTTGATCTTAACAAATAAGTCTATTACTTGTTCATCAACAGACTTTTCTAGTAAAAATTGCTGATGATCTTTTTCTATATTTTTTAATAATAAATAAAGTCCATCTGTGATTTTGTTAAGCCATACAGGATTTTCGTTTATTACATCTAATATAGATATAATAGCTTCATCTTTGTTTGTAGCTTCTTTCATTTTAAAATTTGATAACATTTTAGATTTATTTAATTAATTTCGTTTTAGTTATAATGTAAAAATAACAACAATTCCTTAAATAAGGCAATTATTAACACTTTTTTGAATAAAGTTATTAACAATATAGGTGTTAAAATGTTTTTAGTGGATAGGATTGTTATAAACTAATCAGTAGAATTATTAGAATTATGAATAGATAAGTTGCAAATAGTTGCCAACTGACATCTTCTTTCATTATAAAGGCATTAAAAGATTGATTGGTAATGTGCCATTTTTAAGCACTACGGAGCAGCCTATGGCTTGTTTCTTGAAGTTTTTAGCGTATGCAGCAGCATAAGTAGTAGCATCAACTCCACAACCTACCTGCATACCAAAGACTTTAAAGCGTTTACCTACAAACCATTTACAATATGCTTCAGTATGAGTATGACCACAAACGCTAGACATTAAATTGTTTTTTGCTTTGGCTTGTGCTTGGCCACCTTCTCCGTGTTCATAAAGAACATCATCATATACTATTGATTCAACCCAATTCCAATTAGGTGTTCCTAACACTTCGTTGTATGACTTGATCCAAGCCGAAGGTATTCCTGCCGTAAATCGTTTTCTTGAACACATTCTATCGTGGTTGCCTATACAAACATCAGCATTAGGAAATGCTTCATACCAGTTTTGTATTTTCTTTATGCTTTCTAATAATTCATTACCTGCTGACATTCCATCAGGATCAGGCTCGTGGTAACTAAAGGCGTGGTTGTCTAAAATATCGCCTATAAAGATAACTTGATTACAGTTATAAGTTTCGTATTGCTCTATGCAAAAATCTAGATAACCATCTAGGCAAAATGGTTCGTGCAAGTCACCGATAACTAGGATATTCCTAGCTTCGGTTTCTCGCATTTTTTCTAATGCCACAATCTCGTGTGGCTTTAATCTGTATCTATTATTTTTTGGACTTTCCAAAATCAGCTAAAGATTGTCCACCGAGCATAGCGATTAAACTCCACCAAATTTTTGATACAGCATTCTCATCTACTCCTAATGCTGTTGCAATCATTGGAATTATAATAGAACTGATACCTAGCCAAACCTTCTTTGATGTAAGTAGTTTGGTAATAATGTAATTTTTCATAAGTTATTTATTTTTGATTATTAAATTAATATTTGTGCCACCCAAATTTATTATTTCTTTAAGTAATAATTCCAAAGCTAAAGTTGAATTACTAACAAAGTCTTGTTGAGTTCCTAGTCCTACTAGGATACATCCTCTTGTATCTTTAGCTGAATTGCCCCTATGAAATAATATATAGGAACGGTCTTTTACTTCTTGTACTAATAGGTGCAAATAATCTCTTGTTGCACTTTCTCTTGCGTATCTTAGTCTAACCTTATATTCCCCTATTGGAATACAAGAAATGCTTTTTAGGTTATCTCTATAAGGTAACTCTAAAGTGTCGCACATTTTTTCCCCATTTAAAAATAATTCACCAATAGTAGAATTATCAGTAAAAGTTTCCCTTAAAATTAATAGATTGATATTGGATTTAGAGATAGTAGGTTTTATAGATTTTACACCCTTTAACCTCTTTAACAAATTCTTTACGCATTTTAACTTCACTTTCTTGTGTTTTGTTATACTTAGGATTTGTGCTATTTAGTTTTCGTTTCTTCACTTTTTAAATTTAACGAATTTATAAATAGTAAAACATATTGCTAAAACCAGAGAAACGAAAGTTAACAGCTCGTTGGCTTCTACTAATGAAACTCCGATTGCGCTTCCGTTAGCTATTCCTACTTGTAGCGTGTCTTTTAGATCTGTCATCTTTATTTAATTTAGGCTTTTTATCCAAGTAGGATTTTAGCTTGGTAATGTTTATTTGTTTTGGTTTATAATGTTTCTTCATTAAGTTAAATCAGGAGTTAAAAAATTTCTCAATGTTAATTTAGTACCTTGTGGTGGGGTGTCAAGGTTCATTCCTGCATAGTAGTTGTCACTAGATGGACTGACATCTGCACCAGAATTTGTAGAAAATTCAGGAAAGCTACTTGTATTGTTTCTAATGTAATCAATCATTCTTTCACGATAATAACTAGCTGTATTTAAAACTTCCTCTCTAAGATGCTGTGCTTCTTCTGTTGTTAAAGAGTTTCCTGTTTCTGATGTTTTAGAGTAAATGTTACCGTTTTCAACTTTAAATCTTAAAAATGGTAAAGCGTGATAAAGGCTATAGCCTGGGAGCATATCCCCAATGTAATCATCAACTAAAGTCTTGTAAGCTCCTGCCAAAGTTCCTGCAATAATTTCATCTTTTAGTTTTTGTGTTAAATCCGTTCCAAGTGCTGTTTCAACATACAGCTTTTGTGCTTCACGAACAAACGGAAGTAATATGTCAACATCTACATTTAGATTAACTGCTGTAGAATCCTTTAACTTGCTTTCTGATATAAATAATACATATGCCATAGTCTTTTATTCTAAAAATCCTTGATTAACCATTGTCTTAGGTGCTCTAGCAACTAAGCTGTCATTCCTTTTAATTGTAAAGCCTTCACTTCTTGCTTTTGTAGCTGTAATAATTTTGTCACTTGTAACATTATCAGGATAAACTACAAATTTTTCATCTTCTGCACCATTTTTCGCTAGATATATTCTACGCTTCCAATAATGCTCACATGCTCCGCCTCCTTTGTAGAGCCAAATTGAATAAGTTGCTGCTCCACGAGGACCAAATCCTGCATTTACAGGTATTTTTCCCATTCTTAAAATATCCTCTTTTCTGTAAATCTTATTAGCAGACATCATTAACTTGCAAAAATCTCTTCTTGTTCCACTTTTATTTTTTAAAGAGTTATTTCTTGTATATACATAACGAACTTTAAAAAATTCATCTCCTGCTTTATTTAAGCCGTCTTGTTCACTTCTAACATTTGGATTTGCTCTACCTGTTGAAACAAAATCAAATTTTTCACTAGCCACTTTATTAAGTTCTGCTTCAAAGTTAAAATCCTGATGCTCTCCATCAACTACCTCATCATCTATCATTTCCCAATTTTCAGGAATATCCTCACCATATTCTTCTATGAATTTAGAAAGCTCTGTTGCTTCAGTATGACCTTCACAAGCCATATAAGCCGTTCTGCCTTCATATTCGTGTTCGTGGTACCCCGTACACCCTAAAGTATTAGAATGCGCTTCAGCCTCCTCTATGGTGCTAAAAACAGGCTTTCCATCAATCATACCTAATTTACTAAACTTAACTTCTTGTTCAACAGTTTCTTCTTCTCCTAACGGTTCAAGTCCAAGTTCCTCTCGGATCTCATCAGTTGTCATAACTTCTCTTATAGTCTTAGAATCAAATTGAACTGTTATTGGTTTAAGCTGTACAAAATTTACAGGCATATCCATATTGTTAATTTGGAATATCTTTCTAAGCTGTTTAACTATCTGATCTTGAAATGGCTTTATTACGGTGTTTAAGTAAAAATTAGCAGCATTTATTATTTCGTCTGTATTACTTGAAAATCCGTTAGCTGAATCAATACCCATAAGCGTCTTAGAAGTTACTCTATGCCCACTTAAAATGTTACTAGTAAGCAACTCTTGAAGTGCTAAATACTGTTTATCTAAGTCAGAAGGTGTTATTGCTTGAACTTCTGGTGTTCTTGTTTTATCATCTGAGAAAGTAAGAATGAACTTTCCTGCATTATTCTGACCTGTGAACTTATCAGTTAAACTTTGCTCAATTTGGTGTCGTTCTTCTCTAGTAGGCACACCATTAGAAAAATTAACCATAAAAGATCCACTAAAGCCACTAGATATAGCATTAAGATGATACTCAGATATTCTAGCATCTATCAACCCCCAATTTGTACAAGAAGCCCAATCAGGTGTGTAGTAGGAGTTCATATCAGGGGAATAAAGACCTGAATACATTATTTGATTTGCAGATGTTCTATCATTAGCATTAAAGGCAGGTACATAGTAAGGTTTGTTTTGCCTAGTGTTTGTCCAATCTGCTGATATATAATATCCAGGCATTCTTCCTATTTCATCAGGTCTAGCGCATCTTAGCTTAGAAACATCTATATGGTAGATTTCAGCTATTTGTGTTCTGTCTTTAGACCATACAATATTTAAAGCGAACCCCCCTTGAAGTTTAAAGTCAAAAGCTAGTTTCTTAATTACTTCGTGCAAACTTTCATTCCCATTTGCTCTATTCATAAAGTTTTGTAGCTTAACAGTCGCTTCTAGATCCCTATCATCTTCATCTTCTATAATAAGAGCTTCACCTGCAATCATTTCTGAAGTAGAATTAACAATAGCTGCTGTTATAGAACTAGAGTAATATAAATCAATTAAGAATTGTGGATATAAATTTCTCCATTCTCCATTTGCATCACCGTATTCAATATAATCCTTCCCCCTTACTTCCGTTACAACAGGAGCTGTGCTAGTTTCTAAATTAATGTTAATGATATTGTCTTTCATAATTTTGTTTTTATATACCTGATAGTCTATCGTTTACATTAGCTGTTAAAGCTGTGCTTGTTGAACTGTATATTTGTATTTCTTCTATTGTTCCTGCATACGCATTCAAGTCTGTTTTTCTTACACCGATACAATCAATATCTACAGTTCCTGCTTTTGTTTCTGTGTCAGCCTGAGCCACTCCATTTCTATACAAAGTTATAAGATTTGATCCATTTCTTGTGAACACTATATAGTCGTCGCCAAATGTGCCACTATCTAAACTAAAATCAGAAGCACCTGTATCAATTTTTAGTCGGATTGTGCTAGAGTTTGTAATTTTAATAAATTCATTGGAGCTTGTATTGTCTGCTATAACTACATTACTGAAAGAAGATGGGTGCATTTTAATTCCTATGGTAAATGCTCCTGACAAACTGATTTGCCCTGTTGTTTGAAGATTATTGTCATCACCACTATCAAAAGTCAAAACTCCTGCGGAATAAGCAGGTTGCTCAGTAGCAGTTGCTTGTACCATATCGTAGCTATTAGTAGAACTATCCGCCCATTGACTAACATCAGAACCATTTAAAGTGATCCCAACAGCGTTTTGATACCACGCTTCTAAACTAGACTCATCATCAGGCGACCAAACCCCTTGCGGTCTTATTGAAGATAGACTTAAACTTAATCCTAGTTTTAACATATTCTAAGAAGGATCTTCTTGATAACCTACGCCAATACCGCTTGTCAAGGTAATTGCCGTTACATTCATAAAGAGGGTAGTTCCAGCAGGAAGGGTTGTCGCTAAAGCAGCTTCGCCTGTTGCATTTGCAACTGTAATTGAAGCCACTACGCTTTCAACAGGAAAGTAAATACAATACCAATTTTTGCTTGTTTGTGCTGCTGTTGTAAATATTTCAGTTGCATTATTTTTCCCTAACTGCTCTGTTAATAATTGTTGTACATTTTCTATTGCCATTTTTTTTATTTTTTATTGTCCGTAGTATATATAATTAGTTCCACTTGGCTCTTGCCTTTGAGTGTATTGAACTTGTGCTGTTCCTGCTTTATCTGCTACATACATCTTGCCCTTAGTTACTAAGCCTTGAACCACCCCCTTAGTATCAGCAGGTGGTGTTAAGACTTGTGTTTCTGTTGCAGGTGCAGTTTCTTCACCTAAAGCAACTGTACCCACCCAACTTACTTCGTAACATTCGTACTTATAAAATCCTGAAGGTATTAGCTTTGTTTTGCCTGTATAAACATCAGGGGTTGCATTATACAAAAATCTAATTTCAGTATATCTATCATTTATTGTTTCTACTGCTCCATAAGCATATTGAACCGACTTATCCATATCATTAGTAAACTTTATTAAGTGCCTAATTTGGGTTTTAGCAACAGCAGTATTTATTCTGTTATCTTCAGTTTGTATGTAAGCATTAAAGCCTGATTCTGTTGTAGCTTGTATCATATATTAATATAATAGAAAAGTAAAGTATTTATTTGCCTTATTAAAAGAAAAGAGGGCATAAAGCCCTCTAATCAAGAATATATGAAAACTAAAATAAGATTAATCTATATCTACTGATACATTAGTAAATGCAGTATTGTCAAATGGATTCGTAGTATAAGGAGCTACAATAGCAGCAGGAGTTTCCTCCATTCCATCAAAGGTCAAGCTGTAACCTGCTCTATCCCCCCAAGCCGTTCCACTATCTTCTGTACCACTATTTAAGTACATTCCATTTCTTGCACCTAAACAAACAATAACATCTTTACCTGATAATTGTTGATATAATTGTGCAAATACTACAACTTTAGTAGTTCCTAAAAGTTTTATTTCGTTTTGATCTTCTTTTGTAAATTGGTTAAGGACTAATGTAAGCTGTGGAGCATACATAATGGTTCCTGTATCTCGTGTACCTGTGATACTTTCTGTTAGAGATGAAGTTCCAATAGGTGTCGCATATCTTTTAAGACCTGTTCCTACACCCATTTCAATATCTGTAACTGCTCCTGATGCTACTACGATACCTGTACCGTATATCTCACCTGTTGTAGCGTTAGCGTTAAAATCATCATAAACTCCAAAATAAACATACTTAATTCCACCCTGTACTCTATCACAGGTTAGTCCTCTACCTTTTGTTAATGCTGTGCAGCTCATATTTTTATATTTTTTAAGGTTAAAGGAGCAAGGGTTTTTACACCCCTGCTTCTATTAATTAAGTTTATTACGATACTAATACTGTGTCAGCTCCAATTCCAACTTGCGTACCACCTGAGTATCTAGCTACAACTCTCATATTGTCTGAACCATCTAAGTTAGCCATATCGAGCATAGAGATTCGTGTTTGATCTGAAAGTAAATCAGTTCCAAAGAAAAGATTTGATCTTTCTGCCGCCACTAAAACATCATCTTTCATTCCGTTGCAGACAGCCAATTTTATTCCTTCAAATACTGCATCGTAATCTCCGTTCATTGAGTATGCGTTAACATATCCTAAAGTAGAAATTGCTGAAATATAAAGTCTGTAAGATTTTGGACTCATATAAATATATAAATCATCTTTTGTATAAACTGTTGTTGGAATTGCTGCTGTACAGTTTTGTAAGTTTTCTATAATGTTAGTTGCTAAAAAAGCGGTTCCTGCACCGCCTACATTTGCTACATCAACTACTGTTGCGTCAGTTACTAAGTGTCCAACACCGCCACCTACAAATCCTGTAAACTCTCCTGCTGTTGCATCATTTCCTGTCCATATAGATGTTTCAGTACCATTTGCTATAATTTCTCCCATATAAGAAATAACATAATCATCAAAAGATGCTGGAGGTGGCGCACCTGCACCTGCTCTCATTTGTGCCGCTTCCCAACTATCTAATAATGTAGATTTACAAAGGTCTGTATTAATTTGTAAGTTTTTAGGAGTAAGTACAGCTTCAGTCATAGTTAATGTTCCTGCTTCATTAAAGTCACAAGTTGCGTCTTTTACTAAAGTAGCACCTGCCATCTTTTGAATGTTACTTTTGTATTTGATATTTTCTATCATTGTCAAGAACTCCATTGAGTTTGCTTGACGAAGTGCAGCCGAGATATAAAACCCAGCCGCTTTACCTGCATAATTGCTAGTCGTTGCTAATGCCATTTTTTCTTTTTTTAATTATTAATTATTTAATTGTATAAGTTGTATAAAAACTTTTCTTTTTTAGAAAGTTTATTATATTCTTTTTTTGATAAACTAACTTTTTCTGAACTGAATTTGTTAGTATTGATTGGACTGTCAGCAGGTGATTCTGCTAATTCCGTTTTAAGTTTTTCGTTTTCAGCTTTTAATTTTTTAATTTCATCTTCTGCTGAAAATTCAACTACTTCTTTAGTAGTTATTGTTTTAGGGTTTGTTGAAGGTTCTGCTGTTTCTTCAGCCATTTCTTCAACCTCATCATCCCCACCCTCTTTATCTCTTTTAAGATCAGCTACTGCATCTTCTAAGTTCTGGATTCTTTTCTCCATTCCAGCCCAATCATCAACATCAGCTTCTTTTCCATCATCTACTGCTAATTCTTCTGACATTTCTTCTTCTTCAACTGTATCAACTTCCTCAGTTTCAGATTCTATAACTTCAGCAACCACTCCTTCTTCTTCAACTCTAAAGCTAACACCTGTGTCAGTTTTGTAAGTTCCGATTGGTAAAAGTATTGTAGTTCCATCTTCCGTTAAAACGCTGATGTCTACACCTGCTTCAAGTTCTTCTGCTGTGCTTACAAAGATTGTGCCATCTTCTGATTTTGCCTGCCAAGCCAATTTCACTTCTTCCTTAGCTTTATTTAAGCCAAGTGCTACTAATATTTGTTCTTTAATGTCCATAGGTTCTTTTTTAATATAATAGAATAGTTAATTACTTTGTTTGATTTTCACGGATAATTTCGTTTAATGCCTTTAGTATTTCTTCATCAGTAGGTTGTTTTTCAGACATTTTTTCCATCTTGTCAGTAAAGTAACCTTCAATACTTAAACCTTTAAGTTCTCCATCTTTTATCTTGCTCCATAAATCAGAATTATTTATTTTCATAGAAACCATCCAAGTTCCTTTTGGTAAATTTTTATAGCCATAAAGTCTTGACTTATCCATTTTAGGATCTTCAATTATCCAGCTTTCAGTTGTTAAAACTCCTGATACTCTTTCATTGTGTTCGTGAGTAGCTTTGTGATGGTTATTATGTTTTAAATAAAGTTCAGATGATTTTCTTACTGTGTCAGGGCTAAAATATACATAGTATTCTGAATCAGTATTAGGATCATATCTAAATATCTGTTTGTTAGGTATTAAAGCAGGGCTAATAATTCGCTTTTGTTCTTCATCAACTTTAGCTAGAGTTAAGTTATTTTTAGCTTTACTCATATAGACCATATTTTCTTCTATGGCAGGTGCTGATACTAAACTAATAGCATCTATTGCAAGTTCTTGACTGTCATCATCTATTACTAATTCTACAATAGATGTAGTCTTTTCGTAATAGTCTTTATTGGCAGCTTCACATTCGGCTATTGAATCATATTCACAGCTTCCTGTTTTCCCCCATTTTACTTTTCCGTTTTCGCATTCTTCGCAAGGCATATTTATATAATAGATTTAATTAATACTTATTTGATTTTTAAATTGTTGATCTTCTTCTTATATTGGCTAATTGATCTTGGCTGTTAGTCATTTCATCAGTTACGACATAAGCCCTCATAGCATCAGGAGCTACCCCTCCTGTCAAGTCAAAAGCTCCTGACATCATTTGTGGTGCTGGAGTATCACTACCAACCCCTGTTGTACCCATAGAGCCACCGCCACCGCCAACATTTACTGACATTATCTTGTTTACATTAGCAAGTCCTGCTGCTATAATAGCTGCTGCATTAATATAACCAAGTGGTGTTCCTGCTCCTGCTGCAAGTGCCTTTGTAGCTCCTGAATAAGTGTCTATAATTGCTCCTGCTACCGCTAACTCTTTATTATCACCTGCTAGTCCACTTAGTGAATTAGCAAGTCCTGAATAAGCCGCTAATTGAGCTTCAGCGTTCTCCTCTGCTACCGCTTTTTCTTCTTTTGTAAGTGATATAGCGTTTATTTTTTGCTCTGATCTAAAACCTTCTATTTGTGCTAAAATAGCTAATTCTTCAGCTTCTGCTTGTATAAAAGCTATTTTATCGGCATCATTTTTTGTTAATTCTTTTTGCGCCTCAGCAGCGTCTTTAACAGTTTTAGCATTTTCTAACATTAATTTTTCCTGTTCGTCTAAAATAAGGTTTAACTTTTCGTTAGCTTCAATTCTAACTTTAAAAGTGTTTGTTTCATCATCTCTTATTTGTCTTTGGATCTCAGCTTCCCTATCTTTTTGTTCAAGGATTTTTTGATTCCTTGCAACTGCTAATTCTGCTGCTTTGTCTAACTCAACCATAGCTGATGCCTGGTCAATAATGCCGCTTGTGTATTCTTTAACTGAACTTGTTATCTCATCAAAAATATCAGTCATTTCTTTTTTTGCATTATTTGCTGCTAGTCCTACTTTAGCCAAATTCTCTGCAAACAATTTAGGATTAGTTATAGGGTTTGTCATCATTAACTTACCTAATGCGCCTAACATTTCACCAACACCACTTAAATTGTCAATAAAAAATATTTGTATTCCCTGTCCTAGTTTATAAAGTTCGCCAAGAGGATCAGTAAATAATCCTTTTAAATACCCTTGTATTGTTTTGAAATTATCATCTAAAAATTTAAATAAATCATTAAAAGCAATTGATGTTGCTTTTAGTGTGGTATTAAAAAAATCTATTACTCTTTGATTTTGTCTAAAAGCATCTGCAAAACTAGCTAATGCACCTACAACAAGTCCTATACCTGCGGCTTTTAGTGCATCACCAACCCCTTTAATAGCTTTTTTCATTCCGCCAAAACCACTTTTTGCTGCTTTCTCAGTTTCCTTGTTTAGCTTATTTACTTCTTCTGTAACCTTTCCTACATTAGAATTTAGATTAAATGTTGCTGTTTCTGTTGTGTTTGCCATAATTCTATTTTTTACACTTTCATTTCGTAAAGATGGAGAGTACAACTCCAACTTATATTCATATCTGCTGCTCCTGTTACTTGAAATAACATATTACTACCACTAAAAGCAGCGTTTGCTGTCCACCCTGTTACCGTTCCTGTGCTTAAAATTACAGGTGTTGATTCATTAGCTGTTGTTTCATAAGCTATTCCACTTGTTGTTAAGAATATTCTATCATCTACACTTCCTGCTGCTGTTCCACCTGTTCTTACCCCTATAACTTTAGCTTCAAAAGATGTAAAGACACTCCCTGAACCCCTTGCTATTGTTGTTACTGAAGTGTCGCCATTTACAAACAAACTTGTAGCTGATTCATCTGTTGTTGTTCCTGTTAAAGTAATTACTGAGCTTTGAGCATATCCCTTTCCTGCTCCTGTAAATCCACCACCACCTATAACTACTTCTCCTGATCTTTCGGCAATACCAAAAGTTCCAAAGACAGCAGCATTATTTACATCTGCTGATATTTCGTTATGATTTCCAATGATGATATTATTTCTTGAGAATCCTCTAACGGTATTACTTTCACCCATAATGTAGGTGTTGTTAGTACCTGTTTCTGTTGTGTTTTGTGATCCCTGAATGTTATTGTTTTCATTTATTACATTAGTAGGAATGTTTGATGTGTAAGTAAAAGCCCTGCAAGTTCCTGTCGCAATATCGTATTTATACCCATACGCTTCACATTGTTGCTGATTAGGTGGGAACTCATTTGTGCCATCAGTAAAAATAACCTCACCTATTGAATCAATAGAAAAGGGTTTTACAAAATATCCTGTTAAGTATGGTATTGCCATTATGGTATTAATATAAATTCAACGGTTGATAAATCATTTGGTTTGTAGTCAATCTTATTTACTCTAAATTGCCTATTTTTAATAAATACAGTATCATAAAATGTGAAGGTGTTTATATCACCAGCAGTTAGGTTTACTTTTATAGTCATTATTCTAGTATCAGAATTATAAAGCTCATTAAGATAAGGAAGCCAATAAGTGTTAAACAAATTGTTAGGTGTTCCACTTACTGATACTCCTGGAAAGTATTGACAATCCCCATAGTGAAAATCTAAACTTGTAGAAAAACTAGGCACTTCATTAAAGTGGCTAAACTGTAAATATAAAGAAGAATTTTCGCTGCTTGTTCCGTTTTGTTCAGGAATATAATAACTCCCAGATTTTGTTACGCTTTTCCTTCCTGCATTATACATAATTCTGGGCTTATTATTAAATCCTTGTGAAGTGCCATCATCAGGATTGTAAGAATAAATAGCAGGAACTATTATCCCAAATTGTGTAGCTAGTGCCTTTGGTATCGTAGCTGCAAATGGTGACGCTACTATTTCTTCTTCCCCTTCTAAGACACTTTGCAACCCACCTGTTGCTAATGTGGCATCATATATTTTACTACCGTATAAATGATTCTGAGTATTTACCTTGTAATTCATAAAAGCATAATCTTCTTCATCTTCTTCAAATTTAAAAATAAGTTTCTTTTTTAAATCAGTCAATGGTATTAATTTCATTTCTGAAACATCTATTTTTTCTGTCCAATCGTGTTGAATACTTCTGGATTTTAAAGTTAAATCATTTACATTTCCACTATTAGTATTGTTTATAAATATGTCTGCATAAGGTTCAATTAAAATGTTGTTAGGGTTTTCATCATCAGGAATGCTCACTAGATTAAACATATTTATTATCCCTTTTAAGAAATCCCATTGTCCTAATTCCCCCCTTAAACTTTGCAATAATTGATTTGTTGCTATTGTTACAGCACCTGTGGTAACTTTCAATCCACTCCAAGGAGTAGGCAATCCTGTTACAACTATTGCTGGTTTTGCCCTTCCTGCAACTGCTGTTTTCCATTGAACTTCTATTGTGTCATTTAGATTTGCAGTAATATTAACAGAACCAAAAATATCAGTAACAAAATTAGAAGTATTAAAGCTCCTTTCTGCGTACTTATCTATAACTGTACCCCCACTATTTTTATGAACTATTTGTATAGAAATATCAGCAGGGTTAGATGAAGTAAGTTCAAATCTTAAAGTGTAATCTATTGTGTAGTTCTGATTGTTCTCCTGAGCTTCAAATTTATAAAGACTTGAATCATATCCAAATTGATCATCACCAATATCACCTGTACCCCTATCCCAAGGAAAATTAGCAAAAGAAGTGGTAGAAAGAACAGTAGTCTGACTTTCCCCAAACAACAACCACCCCTGCAATACTTCAGGAGTAGAACCCCAATTAAAGTCCATAAATAATTTCTTGAAATCAGCAGTATTAAAGAAATTACTCGTATAAGAAAAAGGTACATCATCTTGGTTAAATATCCTGTCTATTAAATATTTAATTTGGATAAAAGGTCTAAACGCTTGTTGAAACATAGTTAATTCAGGTTGATTCAAAGTTGCAGTATTTCCTGTAAATCCATCAGCAATTAGCCAAGTGTGTTCCCAATCACAAAAAGGGTATTTTAAAACATTAGTTTGACTTGCACCATAAGCAGGTTGGTTTGTAGTATCATAAGCAAAACTATCTACTGACAAAGGGTTTGTTAAGGGTAGCCCTGTACCCTCCGATGGTTCATACCAACTATTCTTAATGCTTGTTTTATCGTAGGTATGTTCTAATTCAGAAAAGTCTAAATCATTAAATTTCTTGTCTTTTAATATATCTGCTAAAGTTGTTACTTGCGAATAAAGGTTTACATTGTAACTAATCTCTCCTTCTTGATCTTGTATGTCTATCATTTTCAAATACCCTTCAAATATAACCAAACTGTCTTGTTTTAAAATACATTGAGTTTTAGCATAAGGATTAAAGGTGACAGCACCTTGATTTCCAAGTGAGCTTCTTGTTATTTCAAAAAGATTTTCAAATATTTGGTTATTCCTTTTTGTTCCTGGTAACATAAATGCCTTAGAGTAAGATTGCACTTGTTCTGCTGCATTTTTAAATTCATCAACACTTAAAGTTAAAGGGATTTCTTCATCTTCGTATAAATCACATATTACTTGACCGTCACCTAAAACATTAACCGAACCTGAAGGGTTTGTTGATGCTGGCATTAAAGATATAAAGTCTATTTTAACAGTTGATGCTACACCTGCTCCCTGATCACTTGCTATAAGATAAAACCTAACATCAGAAGCCCAATTAGTAAAAGTATAAGTAATAGTTCCTTGACCGCCTGGATAAAATGGGCTGTCTATTTGCCAATGACCACCATTTAAAGTTCCAATAAAAGTAAACCTTATCACACTTCCCACAGGTGAAGAATTAAACTTTACTCTTAATGTATATTGCGTTCCTACTGTTAAATTTCCTATTCTTTGGTAAATACCTGAACTAGATTGCGTGGCTAAGTCATCAATAATTAACTTACCCCCTGTGTTTGTTGGATAGTCAGGAAATGTTCCACCTAAACCGTATCTCATTCTATACCAACTGTTAGGTATAGTTGGCGGTGCAATCGTATTTACTTGTAAAGGTAATCCAAAGACAGCACTTGTTGTTTCATAAGTGGGTGCAGAAGATAAGTTTTGAAAAGAAATACCGTTTACAATAACTTCACTAGGGTCGCCTGATATTGCACTACGAGAACCTTCATAATTTTGTGGAAATAATATTAATTGTACACTCATTAGATATTCTGTGTTCTTAATGTTTTACTTTTCTCTATTTCAAATGTGTATTGAATTAATTGATCGTTAGCTTTTGTCTTTTTAACAAAGCTAGAATTAAGAA